GTATAAATTGCTTCAGGTCTTTCCGTTACTTCTCTACATACAATTACTTTCTTATTAAGGAAAGATGCTTCTTCCTGTATTCCACCGCTATCACTTATTACTAACTTACATTCTAATAGAATAGCTATCAGTTCATCATGTGAAAGTGGTTCTACTACTTTAACGTTTGTTAGTAAGTTTCTATGAATTTGTACATTTGGATTTGGATGTATTGGAAGTATAAACTCTAACTCTGTATATTGTATTGCTAAATCATTTACTTCTTTAAACCATTCATGCATTATAGGATGATTTTCTCTACGATGTAATGTAACCAATACTTTGTTTCCGTAAGTTGGTTCATCTAAGTCCACTAAATTATCCAACACAGTGTTACCAACTAACCAAGCATCACCTAAACACTTTTCTTCAAATAGATTTACTAATGCGGGATGGGTTGGTGCGAAGTTTACATCAGTAATACGAGCTATCATTTGTCTATAACCTTCTTCTGGATATGGATGTTTTAAACTCTTACTTCTAAGTCCAGCTTCTAAGTAATAGATTCTTAATCCTCTATGATATGCTCCAATAGCACAAGCGAAAGCAGATGCGGTATCACCTTGAACCATAACACCTCTAAACTCACCTTCCGGTAAATCTAAACATCCTTTTACAACTTCATCCAATCTATTAGAACCTTCTTTGATAGTTGCTTTATAATCAACATCAACTTCTTTAAGTAAATCTTCATGCTGACCTGTAAAGAATAATTTATATTCACTACGGTCCATTATTTTAATTAAAGGTTTTATCTTTAACCATTCCGGTCTAGTTCCGAAACATATTAATATGGGTAACTTATTTTTCATTTACTAATTTCCAACCTTTTTGCCTTTGTTCGTTAAAATACTGATTCATCAATTGTTTGAATGGTACACCTTCTACACTTCTTTGATTTGATTCCCAAAGTGAGTTAGCATCACCACCATAAGTTGCACCTTTGGTACTTCCCCACATTTCCATATCAGAACGAGGATGTGGTGGTACATATGTTTTTATTCCAGCATACTTTTGTAACATATAGGAGAAGTGCATATCTTCACCACAGGTATTGTATTTAGGGTCTGGTAATTCTCTGACCATAATAGGTAACCACTCTCTTTTAAAGAACCAACTATGCCCCACTAAATCCACTTCAACAGTCCTATCATTATTACCTTGGTCAGGCCATCCGAATCTTAAATAATGTTCGTAGTATGATGAACGTTCTGGTGGTAATGGATTTAAATAAAGTAATCCTACCGTTCCTAATAAACCTTCTTTCTCATTCATTGTGTTCATACAATTCTCTAACCATTTCTTACCAGGAATTGTATCATCATCAAATACACATACATAAGGATTCTTAGCGTTCATAGCAAAGTAGAATCTTGCCCACACTCCGAAGTTGTAATTACAATAGGCAACAGGAACTTCCGTACCAATATCGTAATTAATTAAATCATTATCGCCGGGATTATTGTACCATACTAATATCTCATCCGGTGGTAGGGTTTGATTTCTTAGAGCCTCTATTTGTTCATTTAGATTCTCTCCTCTTTTGTAACCATTTAATATAACTGTAATCATAATTGATTTTTAAAATTTTCTTTCCATACCTCAACTGAATAAAATTGGTAATAATGTTTTTTTGAAATATCACTACACTCTTTATAAAAGTCTTTGTCATTTTTTAATTGTATAGCTAATGTTCTAGCAGTTTCCAAATCATTTACATCAACCGAAAGTAGTGGATGGCAAAGTAATTGAGTATCTACATTTTGATTCCCAATACAAGGGATACCAAAATATGCACAATTTAATGCAAATGTACCAGCTGCTACTGTTGGCATCATATGAACTCCGTATTTGAATGTTGATAAATTTTGCATCCATTCACTCCACATCATACGGGGTAAGTGGGTTAAGTTATCCATACTATCTTCACCAACTCTCATAGCATGTGATGTTTGAGCCCAAATAGGAACTTCAAAATTACCAGCTATCATATAACTTTCAAATCCACCATACCATCTTGCAAAGTTACCACCTATAATTACCTTATCTTCTTTTGTTGGTACTATATCTCTAATTAAAGTATCAATCATTAGTGTACCAATAGGTCTTACTTTTTTACTAGGAAATAATCCTTTGTAATAATATGAATCAGAATCATTATGTGTAAAGATTGAATCGCAAGATTGTAAAAAGTTATAAAAGTAAATTTGGTCTACTATCTCATAATCATTATACCACCAATTAGGTCCTTCTTGTACATAATGAACTGAACCATTACCTTTTGATTTTATTGTACCAACTATATCTTCTCTAAGTAATTGTGAAACTGGATTAACTCCACTAACCAATGTACTTCCTTCCGAACTTAAAAATGTTTTACCTTTTGGAAATATAACAAATACATGCTCATATCCTTTTAAATCATCAAGCATATGAAGATTGAAATGGTCAGCATCTAAAGCATGCATCCAAGCAAACTCCGTTCTCATATTTGGATGATTAGCTGGAACTTTGCCTGTGAATCCCATTTCAGTTAAGAAAGCTATCTTAGATGGTATCATACAATTCGTTTTGCTTTTCTTGTCTTGCTATTTGCTTATGATGATACAAACAATATTCTTCATCTTGCGGTAATACGGATAATGTATTATATCCAACTATCCTTTCATGTACCTTACCTTGCCATTGTATTTCCGATGTTCTTCTGTAAAGACGTGTTTGATAATCAGGAAAGTTTATCCATCCCAATTCATTAACTTTCCATCCCCACTTTTTAATGTGTTCATCAGTTAATCCTTCAACAGTATTAATGCGAGGTATAAAGAAAAGGTCTACTTCTTTATTAGATTCTAAAAAGAATTCCAAATTTTCAACCAAATATTCCGATGGCATTTCATCTGCATCAATTTGAAAAATAAACATACCATTGGCATGATTTTTTAAATTGTTTTTGTAAGATGCAAAATCTTTGTTTAAAGGGAATGAGATAACTCTAATGTTTTCATGCATTTGAGTTAAGATAGTAAGGTAATCCTTAACTTGAGTAGTTGCGGAATCCGTATCGTATTGTATTAATATCTCATCTTCTGATTTTAGTCTTGGATGTAAGAAATTAATAAGTTGGGTAATTTCGGTGAGCTCGTTGCAAACCGTAATAGCGTATGTAACATTTATCATAATACAAATATAACACTTTTTTTCTACATTACCAAATCTATTTGTGGTAATATATTTGTATATATAAATATACAATAAAAATAAAAACCGCTAAAAATTAATGAAATTTATATTTGCCGAAATGTTCAATGAGCCTGAGAATTGTAATTGATTAGTCCCTCCATATGGATTATATAATACTCTAGGAATACTACCATGCAATGCTCTTATATTGTTATACGATGATGAATTAGAACCAGTATATGCTGCTATTTGAGCTCTAGCCAAAATAGATGATTTAACTTGTGCTGCACTAGCAGTTGGATTGCTTTGTAAGAATAATGCGGCTACACCAGCTACTTGTGGGGCTGCCATTGATGTACCACTAATATTAACTTGTTTGTATGATGCATTTAAATAATAAGATTGCCCACTAAAAGCATTAGTAGTTGAACATGCACTCATAATGTTTGTTCCAGGTGCGTAAATATTAACACCAGGTCCAGTTTCTGAATAACTAGCTTTTTGGTCTAAATCAGCATCAAATGTGCTACTATCTAAACTACCAACCATAAATGCTCTTGTAGAATATGGAGAACTACCTCTATGATAATAAATACTACCACTAGAACTACTATTTGTTACAATATAATTATCATAATCAGAACCACCAGATACATCTACTTTATGTGAACGATTACCGGCCGCTATACAAACAACAACACCAGCATCTATTAATTCTTCCACATCAGTATCAACCGAACCAACTCTAGTATTTGTTGAATATGTAGTCCCAGCCCCAGCTCCACTTGAGTTTGGTAATCCTAAATTTGTATATCTAAATAATTCATCTGATGCCGATGCACTATTGTATGTAGTACCTTGATGATACATCCAACTTATTGAATTGTAATAATGTCCATATCCCCAACTCATATTAACCACAGTTGGTCTTTTACATCCCGTATTAGGATTTATTGCTTTATCTCTATGAAATATTTTTATAGCATCAAAACAATATGTTACAGATATACCAGTTCCACTATCTCCACTACCTTCAAGTCCATTAACTTTTACAGAATATATTCTTGCATCTTTTGCATATCCATATGTTTTTCCAGCAACAATACCAGCTACGTGTGTACCATGTCCATCAAAATCTCTATAATGATTTGCGTTTTGAGTAAATAAGCCGCTTAGTGTTCCCCAATTTACTTGCTGAACTCTACTATTTCCTAATGCGTCTTGAAATTCGGGATGGTCTACTTGTATTCCACTATCTTGTATTATAACATCAACACCAGCTCCAGTTAATGTATAATCATAATTTGCATTAATTGTTGGAGTGGGCCCACTACTAAATACATTTGTTGGAAAATTAGAACGTATTAATCCCCAATTTACATAAGCACCACTATCAGATGATGTTTTAGTAAAGTCAGATTTTTGAGTTGCTCTAAACCCCATTACGATATCATCTCTATGTTCTGGTGGGATTTCTACACAAAGTACTCTATCATCTTGTCTAAGAGTATCAGCTTCTTCATCTGTCAGCAAATACCAACATTGACGAAGGGATGCCGGTCTTTCGTTTGTAAATTCTACTGCTCTATTTGGAATGTAAAGTTTACCACCATCGGTATCACTTTCTATATCATTCCAAAACTCATCGTAGTCTACATCTTTTTTCAATGCAACGTTATATTCTCTCATATTCTATTAATGTAATGCTACCCAAGCTCCACCAGCATATCCCCAAAATTTATTGCTTGTAGTATTATAAATTAAATCTCCGTTTGTGGCAGTTAAACTACTTGTTTGTGCATCACTAAAAGATGCTAATCTTAAAGATGATGTTGTTACATGCACCGTATTAACTGCGGTTAATCTTAAAGTTGATGGTGATGCTATTTCAGGTATACCTGCGTTATTTGTGTATAATGCTGATGCGGTTATTGAACCAGTCACAATAAGTGAACCCGTCAATATTAAACTACCACTAACATCAGCTTGTCCAACAAATGGAAATCCAGTTCCAGTTCCACCACCAGCACTTGAGGTTAATGTATTTTTATGAACCATAGCACTAACACCATCCACATTACCAACCCAAACATGCTCATAGGTTAATGATGCCGTAAGTAATCCTGTCATTCTCAATGAACCAGTTATATTAACGTTACCATTAATAGCTTGTGTACTAAGAAATCTATTTGAACCAGTTGTTACTGCAAATGTATCGAATGCTACAATTTGCTGAGAAGATGATAATGTGCCAGGCACTGCAGTTCCACCAAAACCACTTACAGTTATTGAAGCAGAATATGTTCCTGCTGATGTAAGTGTGAATCCACTTCCAAATGTTACTGCTCTTACATCACTTACCGTAGTATTTCCAGCATCATTTAAACTCAAAGTAACTCCAAGACCACTTGTACCACCACTACCATTTTGTCCGCTTGTACCAGAAGAACCAAACGAACCATTTAATCCAGATGTACCAGGAGAACCATTTGAACCCGATGTTCCAGATGTTCCAATCGATGAAGTACCACTTGTTCCACCAGTACCATCTTTACCAGTTGAACCTGATGTACCCATAGTACCATCTTTACCAGAAGAACCTGAAGTTCCTGATGTACCACTACTTCCCGTTCCACCACCAGCACTACCTAATGAAGAAAGTGTAATTGAACCTGCTCCGTTATTTTGAACATTAATAGAAGATGCTAATGTAACACTACTAACACTTGTAATTGTAGTAGAACCAGTAACGAAAGTTAAACTACCACCTGCTGCGTTTATATCAACAGTAACTATACCACTACCATTATTGGTAACACCAGCTCCGTTAAATATAACTTTAGAAACTCCAGTTATTGGAGTACCACCAGCACCCTGTTGTGTAATTAAATTAGCCCCAGTTCCAGATGTACCACCACTACCTGCCGTTCCACTTATACCCGATGTACCAGAAGTTCCGGTTATTCCCGATGAACCACTTATGCCACTTGTACCAGATGTACCATTAACGCCCGATGTACCTCCCGTACCAGCTGTGCCACGAGTTCCAGATGTACCATTTGTACCAGGCGTACCTTGAGCACCGCTTGTACCAGAAGAGCCCGTTGTTCCGTTACTTCCACTAAGACCCGATGTGCCGGATGAACCAAAGAATGTACCATCCTTACCAGAAGTTCCCGATGTTCCGCCACTACCTGCTGAACCATTTGTACCGCTTGTACCGCTTGTACCATCTTTACCAGCAGTACCATTTGTACCATCTATTCCAGATGTACCATCTTTACCAGATGAACCAGAAGAGCCACTTGTACCATTAGTTCCAGCTTGACCAGGTGCTCCTAATATATTTATTACCCAACTACTATAAGAACCACTTCCAGTTGATGCAGTTAATGTTACAGTCAATGCACCAGTACCACTATTATACAATGTTACTGTACCTGTCATTGTGTTACTAGCATCAAAAGCTATTAACATTTGCTGACCAACTGTCCATTTTAATCCAGTACCAATTGTAAAGGACATTGAACCTGTATTTGTTATTGTACGAGTATCAGTTGATGTAGTTGAATATCTATCACCACTTAAACCAGATGTACCGCTTGTACCTGCACTTCCTGATGAACCTGTTGCTCCCGATGACCCCGTTGCTCCAGATGTACCCGAGCTTCCCGATGTACCTGCCGTACCCGTTGAACCAGTTTTTCCTGATGTTCCAGAAGTTCCGGCTTGAATTTCACCTTCTAAATAGGTTAGGTTACCATCCATTTCCAATGCGGTTAATGGAGAACCTTTGGTTGTTCTTAAAATTAATGCCATTTTATATTATACTTGTATATTTCGTTGGTTATACAAGTAAATATAAATAAAAGGTAAAAAGAAGAATTACGGATTAGTTAAGTATTTTAAAATAACACTTTTTTTTAGTGTAACTTTTTCAATGTTTTTAATACCATTGATTGAGTAAGTTCTATATATTGGAGGGTTCTTTCTATAAAGAGGGCTTGTTTTTACAAATTGATTAAATACCTTCTCACCCTTTCTAGTATCGAATATTAATAATTCTTCTAATAAATCTGCAGTATTAACATCCTGCTCATCTTTACCTGCTGCAAATAGTTTCTTTAACCATTTAAAAAATATATCAGGTTTTATCAAACTTATTTTTAAACAACATAATAATTTATCAGGCGTTATTCCTATTACAAAAACCAAAGCACTTTCGATTCCAGCTAAAGTTTTGGTTGTCGTTCCATCAATATATTTGTAAGCGTTTATTCTATAAATATTTCTAGGGCGAATTAGAGATTTTCCAATCTTTTCTTCGCCTTCGATAAGAGGTTTATATTGTAATGTAAATGGCATTTTATACTTTATTCAATTTTGGTATTTGCATCTTAGATGAATTTACCTTTGGAGCGTTAAATGGAACAAATTGAGGAGCTTTCTTTACATAAATATTTAATAAGCTTTCAAACTTTTCATCCATACTATTTAAAGTAAAGTTTTTTAAAGTATTTTCTCTCAACCCTTTTGATTTTTCTAAATAAGAATCATATTTGTTATACACATCATAAATTTTATTAGCTGCATTTGAATAGTTTACAGTAAACCATTGAGCTTCTTTCATACAAAATTGGTCAGCTGCTGATTCGTGTACTGCTGTCAAACTACCTTCTAATAAAACAGAATGTTCTATTGGTAAGAAATCTAATTGTCCACTCCAACCACTAGCTATGATTGGTTTACCAGTCAAAGTAAATTCAGCCATTGGTCTACCATATCCCTCACCTTTAGCAAATGAAATCATTGCTTTAACTTTTGGGTGATGGTATAAATTACTCATATCACTTTCTTCCATATCACCATGTATCAAATATACAGATGGACATTTATCTCCAAGCGGTTTTAATACTCCTTCCAATTTTTCCCTAGTAGCCTCTCTATCAATAACACTAAATCCAGCATGTGATGTTTTAACAATAAGACCAGGTCTTTTATCTTTTGGAAGGTATTGGAATACAGTAGCAAATGTTTTAATTGCCATACCAATATCTTTCCTATCTTGCCCTAACTCACCTTTTAACCAATGCCCTACAATAAGGAAGTTGAAATCTTCTTTTACATTTTCCAATACATCCTTACCACTTCCCTTAGAAAATATTTCAGTATCAACACCTTCAAACAGAACTTCAATTGGTTTTGTTATTTTAATCTCACCAACAATTTGTCCATTAGCTTGGTCTTTTTGTTGATATACAGTACCTCCCAAATTTTGTTTTGTAAAATGAGATGGTACTATTATTAAATCCATTTTATTACATCCATCAATAAAATCTTTTGGGCAAATTGTAGTTTCAACACCAGCAGTAACTCCAATATTATAATGACCGTTTGGTGTAAATTCATTAGCTACTGATACTTGAACAAACACATCCGGCTTTTGCTCTATTTGTGCAATAACTCTCTCTAACATCCATCTACCAAATTCACTTTCTCCATCAACTTGATTTTGTGGAGTATTGCCCCATCTTAGAGGTATAATTTTAATATCATACTTATCCATCTTGCGTAAAGATTTCATTAAATCTCTACAATGGTCACCGTAACCACTACGAGTGAATATAGGTCCTTGAAATACTAATGTTGGTTTCATTCTTTATAACTTATTTAATTTTAAATACCTCAAATCTTTGGCGAGGTTTCCAATTTTCAAATGTTGATTCAATACCATCAACTAAAGTTTGGCACATATTTGTATGAGATAATCCCATATCTCCAATAAATGCTTCTCTACCTTTTAGTCCATTTGATTTACGAGTTTCTTTTGGTGTGTTATACACTTCTAATATTTTTTCAGCTACTTCATCAACATCAACTCTATCATCCCAAATATAAGGTGTTGGTACTGAACCTGCCAATGCTTGTGCTCTACTCCATACTGGTGTAGCCCACTCTCCACTTTTTACAGTCTTTTCCCACTTTCTCCATTCATGTAATGAACCTATCTTAACATAATCTTCATGTGTTAATAACTTACCATCAACTTCAAATCCACATTGGTCTTGCAATCCACCAGTTACGTTTACAATTATTGGAGTTCCAGCCATTACTGATTCTGCAGTTGCTAATCCAAATCCTTCGTTGTTAGCTATATTGATTGTTGCATCTGCTATATTATAAAGAAGATTTAATTCTTGTTGTGTTCTTCTTTTTTCTGAAAATATGATATTACAATTTGGTGCTACTGCATCGATTACTGCCGGTAAATCCGTTCCATTTTCATCAACAGGTTGCGTGTGCATTACTAATACACATTTATCTGCTTTTTCTTTACCAATCGTATCACAAAATCTTTGGAAAGCTACAATAACATCTGCGGGTTGTTTTCTACGGATATTACGATTACTCCAATAAAGAACAAAATCATAATCCTTAACACCTAAAATTTCTTTACGAAATTCCGTAGGTACATCAGTTGGTTTATATAAATTAAAATCAATACCGTGAGGTACATAACTAACTTGCCAATCAGCTTTTGGTTTCCAAGTTGGTTTAGTATCCAATGCTGATAATCTTTTGATTATACCATATGTTTGACGAGAGATACAACCAATCCAATCACAGCTTTCATAGAAGTTACGATTATATAATGGGTCTGGTAAATCATCCCAAATTGCGTAGAATAAAAGAGGAACGTTTTGTCTAATTTCATGCTCAATATCATACAACCAAGTCCAATAACGAGGGTCAGTAAAGTGTAGGATAGCATCAGGCTTTTCAGTATTGATTAATTGTCTAATCAAATCCGCATTACCATAACCATTCCAAGGAAGAATTTTAACATTAGCATCATCGATACCATATGTGTTTTTTATATCTTCGCTCACATCTAAAATCTTACCTGCTTCTGGGTGATTAATTGCGGCTCCTACTTGAAACCAATCATATTTGTGTGCAGTACCTAGCACCAATTCTTTTGACATTGTGGCGATACCACTTGCCATTCTCAAATCATCTGAAAGTAACAGAATCTTCTTTTTTGCCATAACTTATTTTTGTTTCTTAAAATTGTGAACCTGAAATTTGAAGTTGTAAATATTCATTCATTTCTTTTCTAAACTCATCATCCTTAACATACCTTTCCACTGTTCTATTTACCAGCTTTTGAAGTGTTACATCAGAATCGAAAGAAACCTTTTTAAATGATGAATATACATCTTTCAGTATTTTCACAGTTGTTAGTTTTGTGTTGTATTGATTCATTATAAATATATTTGTATATATAAATATAAAGTTTTCAAAAAAACATAAATTTTTATTTTGTAGCCTTTTTATCACATATTCCTCTATTCCCAAACTCACAAAACTTACAATTCTTTTTTGCTGCACCTGGTACTTTGGGAAATTCTATATCTTTAAATGCACCACCATCTTCAAATACAGTATTGATAAATTCCATAAATTCATCATATACTTTTTTAACAGATGGAGAACCATGTGCTGGAATGTGCTTAGATACATGTGGTACTGGAAATGCAGAATCTTCGGGTAATTTCCTACGAAGTATCTGATACTCCACTTTAATCTTTTGTAATGGAATATTAAATAACTCCGAATAATACTTTTTGTATAATAGGATTTGAGAGTTCTTCATCTTATCAGCTTTTTGATACTGATTCCATCCCATAGTAGATGTCTTAAGGTCAATGATAATAATTTCATTAGATGCCAAATCTCTCATCACAATATCGATAAATCCAATAAAGTGTACACCTTCTTTAATAGTTGCGTTTAATGGAATTTCAATACCTACCAATTCAAATCCACTCTTTGAATAGAATTTATGCATATGCTTATCTAACCATTGTAGAATACGTCTGCCATCACCATAAAATTCTTCTAATTCGATTTGAGTACAAGGAGTTCCCTCACTCATCTTTTCAGCTTCAGATTTATAAGCTTCTCTCATTTTTTCCAATAAGAGTTTATCTTTGTTAATTTCATCTGCTTGCTTTTTAGAAACACCATACATAACCGATAGGTAATGTTGGATAGTTTCGTGCATTGCAGTTCCAAAGATTGTATGAACGTTAGATGAACTTTCACCTAACTTATCTATGTAATTTAATTTGTATTGATGTGGGCATGAACTCCACATACTATATTGAGAAAATGATACTTTAGCCATTATGTTATTTTATTCTATAAAGATACGAAAAATACCCGAGATTATCAAATTAAACTTTGAGTTTTAATTTAGTAATTTGTTTAGGGTCAGTACCATAGTTCTCCGCAATTTCCTTAATATGCAACTTACCACTGGTAGTCTCATATAGGATTTTAAGATAATCTTCTGCTTCAGTTAAAGATACTTCATATTGTCTTGCTACCAATTCAATAATCCAATCTTCATACTTTTCAGATGAAGCTGGTTTCATATATTTTAGAAATGCTCTTGTCTTTGGAATTAATCCTATCAAACATAAGTACATCGCTTTCGGAGGTGCCTCCTGTATGTAAGGTTGTATATCTGCAATCAATTCTATCCATTCGGGTTTCATAGAAAGAAAACGGAGTATCATATAGTTACTCCATGTCTTTTTATCACTTTCATCAAGCGTATCCCAATACTTTGGGTCTTTCTTATCCGTAATTGCGTTTAGATGGTCGAATAATGTTTTAGCCATATTATGCTTCTTCTACTTTTAAACCCGGAGGTAATAATTCATTAAGTACTTCACCACAATCCCCACAAAGAAATAGTTCAACCGGCAGTACTTCATCTTTTGGTTTACCAGTTAATAACTTTGAAATTTTACGAAATCCAAAACCTTGTACGAAAATTTCACCACCACATTTCTTACATCCGATTGCTTCCGTTTTTTCTAATGGAATTGCTTTTTCTTCTATTGGTTGTCCACCTGCTCCTAAAATGTTAGCCATTATATAATATTTAAAATTTGAATTAATGTAGCTGCTGCTATAATTTCTTTATCAATTGCTACTGCTGATTTACTTACACCATCTCCTAATAAAAGAATGATGTTAGCTGTATTCTCTCCGCCATACTCATCTACCTTATCATATAACATTGTATATAAATCGGTAAAGTCCGTAACTTTGGAATCAATTAGAGCCTGTCTTACTTTCATATACTTATTTCTCTTATCATCTTTTGAAGATAGGATGTCAATAATTTTATTTCTATAATCATTCTCTAATAGATTTTGAACATCTACTTTTAACTTACCTTTGATTGAATTTAATTGGCAAGTATTGATAACCTTACGAATATCAGGATAAGCTGCATCAATAATTGGAACTAAATCCTTAACTTCAAATTCAATTTCCTCATTCTTTAAGATTTTACTAATTTGCATAGCAACATCTTTTTTAGTTGGAGGTACAATTTGAAATGATTGACATCTACTTTGAATCGGGTCAATTACTTTCTCAACATAGTTACAAGTTAATATGAAACGGCAATGTGCTGAAAATGTTTCCATTAAGTTTCGTAAGATTGCTTGTGCGTTGTGAGTCATATAATCAAACTCATCCAATATAATAATCTTAAATGGTTTAAATCCCATTGAAGATGCAAAGTTAGTTACCTTATTTCTTACTGTATCTACATTGTTTTCCGAAGATGCGTTGATAATCATATAATCACATTCAATTGATTTTACAATTAACTTTGCTAATGTAGTTTTACCGGTGCCGGCTTTTCCGTACAAAAGTAAATGTGGAATTTCGCCTGTTTCTAAGTAACCTTCTACTTTTGATTTTAGATGTTCATTACCTACATAATCAACAAGCTTTGATGGGCGATATTTCTCTACCCATAAATTATTATTTACCTTTTCTTCTGTTTGTTCTATAAACATATTGTATTTTTTTATTTTCCTGTTGAACCAAATCCACCTTCACCTCTTTGAGTATCTGATAATTCATCCACTTCATCAAACTCAATTGGAGGATGTGGGATAATCATAATTTGTGCAATTCTATCACCTACGTTATATGATATAGAATCCAATCCATTTGTTTTTTTGAATGTAGCTTGTATCTCTCCTCTATA